TGAAAGGGTCTAGAAACACCATTCACCACTAGAGAATCAATAAACATGTTGCCTCTAGGGTCTATAAAACCGTTACATACGCATATAGCACAGACCATATCCCATGAAGTGTTCATAGTGTCAGGGTTTTTATCTAATGCTAACTGCATTTGTTTACTATTAAAAGGTATATCAACAGGGGTATCTGTTGCAATATGTGTACCAGTAATACCGTTAATAATCATAATACTTCTCCTATAGTACCTATAGTAACAAATGTTTAGGGGTATTGTCAAGCCCTCATATACGCAAATCACGCTGACACCCCACCTCTGAGACCCTCTGTTTATAGGGGTTTCCGAGACCCTCCGAAAGTGCTTGACTCCTAATTAGAAATCGTGTTTGCCTCTCCGAACAACACCACCAAAACCCAAAATAATCCACTTTCTCCCACCATGCTTAAATACGAATATATTTCACACTTTCACACACTTTGTCACACTAATATATTCACTCGCACCATGATCACCATAAAAATATATTAAAACCCCCTTACATCAACCACTTAGTGTATGATATAATACACTTATGAAGTATTATGAAAGAATTATCCAATATCTCAGAGATAATCCTTATATCGCATGTATGATATTTCTTACATTCGTTCTGATATTGGTTAAATACCTTCTTACAGGTTGTGTTATTGTATGCATAGAACCTTCCATCTACATAGACCCTATTGATGTGTCTGAGGATATAGAACGTGTCGCCTAAAACAAGAAAGATACACCAAGAAACCTTTACTACAGTCTTTACAGGCTTATTGATTAATTATCCATTGAATCTAATGGGGTTATGGTTGTGTATTGATTATTGGGGTATGTCTGACCCCTTTTGGATAGGTACGACGATTACTGCGTATATGACTATAGTTGCATACACAAGGGTTTTTCTAATACGGCGTCATTTTTATAACAGACATACCTCTCAGTAAACCTCTCGTTTCTTTGCATAAAATACGGTTTAGTCATAACATCGACTGCCATTGATATCCGTGGCGTTTGGTATATATTGGTTTTGACTTCGTGTTCGTGTTCCTGTCCGACGATGGTGAGTGTCCCTACTTCGTTTGGTGTGTACCCTCCTGCGGCGTAGTAGTGTGTACCAGTCCGTGTGTCACCTTGAATGAATATATTACATGCATAGAGGTGGTTTGGAGGTTGATAGGTATGTGCATGTTTGTTAAGGTTCTCTCCTTGACGGAGTATATTAGTCCAACACTGAAATAGATAACACTTCCAAGTGTTAAATTCAGGTAACTCTGCGAGGCGTTGTGGTATATTCAAAAACGACACTTTAGGATGATTGAACCAGTTATATACGGTGTGTTGTTTAGTTAACCCTTCGTAAGGTTTCTGGCTATCGTTGGGTATATTCAGAATGCGTTCTTCTTCCTCTATGATAATACGTGCAAGTGTGTTGCATTCTTCGAGAGTGAGAAAGTTCTTATATTCTTTATAGTAAAAGGGGTCTAGTGTTAGACCCCCATTATCGTGGAAAATTAATGTCTTGTTATCGTTATTCCACAGTGAGTGTATGTTTTGTTTTACAATACCCACAGGTGGAGATACCTATCTGCAAATGGGTCGATGTTGTCTTCCCCTCTGTCTAGGTATAGAATAGACGTTTGTTTGGTGATATCACGATATTCATGATCGAATTCGATATATTTTGCTTCAGGTTCACCACCCATTCCTCTCCATAGATTTTGGTCTTCTTCATAAAGAGGTCTGATCTTTTCTTCAAAATGGGCGTTGACTGCACGATTCTTAGTCTCATCATTGACGTAATAACCACCGACAGCACCCAATGGTACTGGTAAGACGTACCCTTCGAATTCGTTCTCATAGAACTCACCCAGTGTTTGGTATTTCTCTTGATACCCTGCAGGGTCTGTCATGAATTTACGATAGAGGTCACGTGTGTCACCTGCGACAAAACCAAAGTAACAATCTGAATACTTAGGTGCATTCTCTTCTACGGCCCACCAGTTAGGTGCAAGGTGTAGGAATGCAAGGTTCTCATCTTCGATACGATCACGGTCTTCACGTGAGAATTTAACATTTGTCTCACTGGTAGTCCCTCTATCAGGAATACCATCGAAACAGAACCCTTGAGTTAAGTCTCTTGCAATACAGTTTGCATCAAAATACATAGTCTTGGTACCTGTACCAAAGTAGTCATCGTAATTGTGCAATTCAATTGCATGAAAGTTGGGATTGGTAATCTCTTCATTACCTAGATACGGAACCACACGAATACCTTCGTCGAGTCCAGTCTTATCATCAGTGAGTACGTTCAATCGACAGAATTGAAATCCATCAGAACGTGTCACTCGCATTCTATCTAATGATAGTTTAAAACGATTGATATCTTCAGAGGTCACTCCATTATCTTTCGTCTTTACACATACTAATTCAATAGCCATTTATTAATTCTCCATTATGAATATTTGTTATTATCATCGTTGTAATACTTATATATGACAACCATGACACCTATTAATAATAAACCTTCAACCACATTCACCGTCTCATCCTCGCAAGGTCTTTTGCATATTGTGAACCACCATTCTCTTCTGCAAAGACTGGAACAAGATTAGACTTATGCATTGTTGCAATACCCAGTAACTTACGTTCACCTGTATATTGCATGGGTTCCACACGTGGTGTGAGACACCCTGTTGCATTAGTTTTGAGTGAAGGAATCTCTTCTTTCACCTCTCGCATCACTTGATCATAAATCTTTTGTTGAGTTGCGATTAGTTCATTATATTTAGTACGTTTTGACTTCTTAGTAAATGCACGTGTTTTACGTCTTTTACCATGAGGCCCATAACGAATACTATTACTTAGATTTAAATAACCCATAAGGTTATTATACTAAATCTAGGTCAGTTTGTAAAGGGTTTTTCTTACGCAATTTAACACACCCATCGACCAATTCAACTTGTAGGTCTTGGTGGTTCTCTAGTCCTAACTCATTTAGAGACAGGTCAGACTCAAACGTAATACCATCATCTGATACCGTGAATGTCCAATTTTGAAATACAACGTCTCTAACGTTTCCTTTAAATACAGACACTAGAAGTGTTCCTCCGCTTCAGTCCATGGTAGAATAGGTTTATGATACCCATCCTTTACAAAGATACCATCGATCATGGTTCCAGTACGATCTTTGATATCATCGTATGCAGTTTGCATACATTCCTGTAGTGTCAGATTATTACGTTCCATAATGTTGGTTAACACTACAATACAGTCACCGATATCATCCCTGATATCGTTACCTTTGCATACATTATCACTGAGTTCACCAACCTCCTGAATCAGTTTGCATACTTGGTCTTTATCGTTTGCACCTTCGATAAGATTTCTGTCGTGGTGCCATTGTCGAATCTTTACATCTAGTTCTCGTACATTCATGACTTTCTCCTGTTAGTTAGTCACTGGCGGAGAGGGAGGGATTCGAACCCTCGATACGTTCTCACGTATGCTGGTTTTCAAGACCAGTGCATTCAACCGCTCTGCCACCTCTCCGAAATTATTGTTCATGTATAATGGTATATGCATCCCCACTATCAAAATAGTTTTTGACAAGACCGATCTTCTGCCACCCATTACGTATGGCTGCCTTCCATACACCTATGTTTTCTTCTTGTATATGTGCGTAATTCAATGGGTACCTGTCATTGACAAATGACACTATGGTGTCAGTTCCCTCATGTCTATGTGGTTTTTCTACGCACAAGTCCATATAGTACCAACCTATCTCTCCTTGTAAGTCAAGTGGAAAATAGTCTTGTTCAGTGATAGTACGTATCAATCCGACTGCATATCCTACAACCTTTTCATCGTGTATCAACACCCATGAGTCATGTAGATTGTTAAGTACAAATGCCCACTTGTATTCATCCCACAAGTATTCGTCTGATTGTATGCCATTCTGATGTTGTATTCTTAGACAATCATCCTTGTCTTCTATCTTTGCGTTTCTTATACTATACATATCACCTCATGGTGGAGCTGGAGGGAATCGAACCCACGACCTCCTGAATGCAAATCAGGCGCTCTCCCAACTGAGCTACAGCCCCAAATCAAAGTCATCTTTCCATAACCATTCCACAAATTTACGTGTCTCTATATCTAGGTCAAACTTAGGTATATTGAAATCAAGTTGTAATGCTTTACTCGCATCTTCATTAGTCCACCATCTGTCTCGAAAGTCAACTTTAAGATCACCAGTGAGAGACACTATAGTGTCAGTGACATCCTCTAACTTGATAATACGAGATATCTGTTCACCCTCATGCATAATCCATTCTGCTTGGGGCAATGTTAAGAGATTGGTATATAATGCATGAAACTCATGTGGTTTCAATTGTCCTCTAAACTTAGGGACTCCTTTTATATCCATATCTAAGTTCATCATCACTGGTATGAACCTCATAACAGACACAAATCTATCGTATGGATTACGTGTAACAGTGAATACGTCTATATCGTGATCTGCAATCCACTCCTTGAGTGTAGGGAACACTTTAAATGCCTGTTCAAGTGTTAGATGTGCATAGTCATCGATAGGTAAATTCGGATGATCAAGTATGGATTGATAATAAGGATTCTGTTTTATCCTTTCATCTGCATACGTTGGTAAAAAGTGATGTGGATTCCGTATTTCTACCTTACCACTATATGCTTCACGAATATATGATCGAATGAAGGTACCTGCAGTCTTTGGTATATGCATGAATAATCCAAAGAACTTACGTGACTCGACATCTTGTAATGCATACATTATTTTACCTTCTTCTTGAACTTCCTTTTCTTATCTCTTTCTATGTGCCAGTCGTGACTACAATATGCATCGCAAAATACGTGTAGTCCACTATCATCATTCCAATATTTAACTTTCGTCAGATCGATTAATGTCTGACACTGACTGCATTTCTGCGTATTGTTCTGATTCATCATCAGCTCCATCTATTGATTCGATTGTTGTTTCGTGATATCTACCAAACCATATTGCTAACACCCATCTTTCTCCTTTGTATATGGGTTCAACACTATGCCATCTTTCAGTAGAATTATTAAATGTCACCATAGTACCTAGTCTAGGTTGTATAAGATGTCCTTCGACATTTAATCTACCTCCTTCATATTCATCGTTAAGGAAAAATATTGCAGTTGCAGTATCATTACCATCTGCAACGTCTTTATGCCACTGGAACATTGCATCTTCTTTGTATCTAATGATCTGTGCATAGTTGACACCATCGTAATCTTCGTTCTTAGGTAAGTATGGTGTTACAATCTCCATACATTCATCAAATGGTTGTTCATCAGGATGCAACACTGTGAACTCTTTAAAGTCAGATTCGTATTTCCATGTAGAGTCCATTGCACGTTCATTCTTAGCAGCGACTTTACCACCAATACCATCTACATTCTCCCATATATCTTCAAAGGGTAATGCAAGGTGGTGACCAATAATTTTGTCACAGTCTCTTCGATCTAATAGTTGATCACCAACCATCAAAAAGTTTGGTGACCTATCAAAGTTATTCTGTTTCTTGAGTATGTGTAAGTTAGCCATTATAGTGTTGGATGAAAGAATCGCACATAAGAGTATCTCCATGTGTCTTTGTATTTACTGTAGTCGTTTATGTATGCACCATGCAATCTATTGCCTGGGAATATAACACATCGATTGAACTTTGCAGGTATGATGTGGTCAATGGTAAACAGTTCTTCTACTGGATACAATAGATTCTGATGTTCTGCATTCCATATCCACTCCCCACCATATACTGCAGTACCACCATCTTCGATCTTATCTAGATACACTATCAGATTAAGTGTCGACATATCGTCTGCAGTCGCTAACTCACTATCTGTATGTGGGTAGTGTTGATACTTGTTATCAGTTACTGCAAGTGGTTGAAAACAATTTATCTCTATGTTATCATTACAATGATAGTTCGCTTTGTTCCAGTATCGTCTACAGATTTGTTTCATAGTTTCAATACTGTTTTCATATAAACGTGTAGGATGACCTACAAAATCTACAACACGACAATCATTATAATCAATACCATTACGACTATCACGTTCACTGTTATATTTCCACATGGGTACAGGACGTGTCGATAAGTGTTCATGTATGTCCTCTGCATTTGCAAAGAAGTTATCGATGGTTACAACCTGAGTCTTCTCATCAAATGTTGGTTCTAAGTGTGGACTTAATTTCCACAGTTCTTCTGTAATATATGGTTTCATTTGGGTAAAAAGTCGTATGAGAGTGGTGTACCATTCTCTCTGCACTCGTTTAAGTCTTGTGCATTTCTATGATCTAAATTAAATGATATTGATATTCGTTCATAATCATCAGGTGCATCATCATCTGCCAGACCAACACCATGTAGTAAGTGTGAAGGCCACAACAGGAATTCTCCATCACGTGGGAACAGTCTCATTTCTGATTGTACACCTGTAGTACCCCAAAACTCACAATCTTCATATCCATCTAGTGTAATGTTTCCTTGTTCTGCACGTGTACCAAAGTCTGCACTAATTGATGGACTAAAGAATTTAATTGGTTGTTTACCCTCTGCAAGAGGATAGTAGGTACCTGACACTAATGCATTGACATGGTTATGTGTATCATGCCAGTGTTTCTTAGTGTATCTATTGACCCATGCAAACAGATGTATGTCTTGTCTGTTTAAGTCTCTAACTGTCATGTTATATTGAGTGGTAATGAACTCAATGTATGAGTCCTTTAAGACATTAGAGAAGTCATTCCACCATGACCACTGTTTTTGTTTGTCTCTAATATCTTGTATGAAATAGGTAGTGTAATTGTTACATGTGTTCTCTTCTCGTTCCTCTACCTCTTTGACAATATCACGTACATCGTCACAAACTTGTTTAGTGTCCAAAGGCATGAATCCTCTGAACATGGTAGTAGGGAACAATCTGAGTATCTCACCCCTTGCAGGTGAGTACTGTTGTTCTTTAGTCTGATTTGGTCTCATTCTTTTTCACTTCCACACCAATACCTTCTTGTCCATCAGGTAGTGTTACATTACGATAATATACGATGACTTCTCCTAGTTCTCTGATGTATCTGCGAATCTCTTGCATGTTTGCAGACATCATTTCGTAGTCACCTATTGTGGTTGCAACAAATACTACGTCACCACCATTTAGTTTCTTCATGTCATCTAAGAACCTGTCTAAGTATGTATAACCCTCAGGCCACTCAGGATATTCTCTGTCTTCAGGTAGACATGTCTTAGGTCTCTTCATAGACCCATCATCCTGTAATCTCTTGATACATGGATTAGCAATAATTGCTTCTGATACCACATACCATTTTGGAGTTTGTAGATTAATGTCTCTTGGTAGTGTAGGTTGAATTATATCAATCTGTACAGGTTTTGTTACTATTTCAACTTGTTTAGTTCCAAGTAGTGAACACCCACTAATCGCTATTAGTAGTGTCGAGAGCGCTAATGTTTTTGCTATCATTCTCTATATCCTCAAATACTGCCTTGGTACCATTATTTACTCTTGTTTCAATCAGGCCTGGTTTTACCAATGCAAGTTTATCTAAATTATGTTTTCGAAAGATTTCCAAATACTGGTCTTTCTCTGCCTCGATTCGTGCATTTGCACGTTGTAAGTTCTGTAGGGATACTCCTTGTTTCTCATACGATTCTTTCATCGCATTAAAGGCTGCCTTTTGTTCTTCTACTGCGAATTCCAACTTGACGTTGTTTGCTGTTAACGTTTGATTTTCATTCCATAGGTACCAAGACCCCAGTCCTAGTACAAGAATGATTCCAATGAATAATTGGTTCATAACTCTTCTCCATATTCATAGTCTTCTATGATATAATTCAGTCCTGCAGAACTTCTATACTCTACGATCTTACCTTCCTCAGTTCTGAACTTTAGATGTTTTTCTTTCTGCACTAATACCTTTTTAGTGACGTATGTACGATCATCAGAATCACCCCACTCTTTATTGAATGATACTGTGACCTTATATCGTGTGGTAAATAGGGACTTCACCCATAACCAAAATTTTTTCATATTCACCTCATGTGCGAAAAGACAGGATTAAGTCCTGTCTTATTATATATGGTTCTAAAATGAGAAACGGTAATGCAGGGGGCTACTCTTCCTGCTCGTTCCTAGGTACCACTCTTACCGTTTCTCAAACCTTTTAGTATATTTATAGTCTTTTCTGCACTCTCATGGATGATTCCGATACCACCTGCATCTTCCCATGCTTTGATGTTCTTTGGTCTATCATCAATAAGGACACTACCTTTCTCTGCAAATGCAGCTTTTTGACTACCACTGTAAGTACAAGTCACAACCACTGTAGGGTCGATATACTTTCTTACCCACTTGTTCTTATCATACACTACTAACTCTCTGTTCACTTTACCAGCAGCAGTTAGTATCTCCCAAGGAACACCAGTGTGTTTGATGTATCCTATGAGGTCTGCATAATCGACCATTGGAGGTAATAGTCCAAATAGTCTTTTGTTAGTTAATTCTTCTTTCCTGAGGTCATACTCAGAATGACCAGCGTCATCACTGGTTAATGGTTTACCCAACATTTCACTGCATCCTGCAAGGAAATCGGCAACCACTCCGTCCATATCGACGAAGATTCTTTTCACTACTTTATTTTCCATACTGTTAGTATAGTGCATTTTGGGTAGCTTTGTCAAGCTTTTTTAACACTTATTTTACCCAAAACATGTCGTGAATTAACTCCTCTTTTTTGTATGCTTCCAGTTCCCATGGTTGTCGTGAGTATGGTTTATGCACCACATTGTGGGCTTTCCAGTTACGACATGTAGGTGATAATTCACCCTTCAGAAACTGTTTTGCATGAATTAATTCATGTGCAAGTGTCAACATCATCTGATCAAGTGTCAAATTACCCTTGAATATCTCAATCTCTACGTTGTGTTTATCACCTAAACAGTAACCATAGACATCACCATCTAATCCTTTCTTAAATGAGATATCAATGACTACATTTCGACGTAATCGTGGCATAAAATAATGCAACACGTTACGTACATACTTCGTTATACGTTTCTTGTCTCGGATTTGTCCGTGGAAATCAACATGGATATTGTCAAAGTATATCTTCTTCGTCATGTTCTAATTCACTTTCCTCTTCGTCATCGTAAATAACTTCACCACATAATGGACAGAATTCAACAGGAGGTAACTCCTCCTCATATTCATGATTTGTAGTGTCTAATTTAATTTTCAGTTCCATATCTAGATCACAATGATCGCAATACAGTTGTATGTTCTTAGTCGTCATAATTGGGTACGTAATCGTCTCTCGCTAGTCCAGTCTTGACAATGATTTTATCCCATAGAGATTCAAATGATTTCTTTTGACCATCTAATACTGCATAGGGAAGTGGATGTTTTGCATCTGACTCAGAGAAGTCTAATCCTGCAGTATATACCCTTACCTCTTGAAACTCCCTATCGATCATTCGAAATAGATGCACCCATCTAGCACAGATCACGTCTTGTTTGTCTTTAGAGGGTAAGTATAACTTATATGTACGCACAATGTCAAGCTCTTTTATTTTCGTTTAAAATCAGATGGTTATGTCACCAATCTGACTGTCTGACCACTCTTTGAGCTCAGTATAACCCCCAATATTGACCTCATCTACCCTAATTTGGGGAAATGTACGTGCAGTTGGGAAGGTTTCAAACAACTCTTCAGTGGTAAAATCTGTACCTAAGGACAGGTACGAATATGCATATCCTTTCTGTTCGCATAATGCTTTTGCTTTGTCACAAAAAGGACACTGTGGTTTTCCGTATATTTCTATCATAGTTTTATTGCCAGTAATATGAAAATACCCATCAAGATTAGATTAGTTGTTGCAATCAGAATACCTAAAATGGTGTGATACCAAATCCATCTAGTCTTGTAAGCATTTTCGATTGTTAATTCATCAGGGTCAGGAGATTTCTCTGCAACCTTTCGTATTGCATCATCCTCTTCCTTAGACCCCCATAATATTTCGTGCCATTTTCTCATAATTTAAAGTCTGCAAAAGTGTCATCTGACACATCTTGTTTAATACCACCAATCACATAAGATTCAATCTCTGTCTCTTGTGGTGCATTTTGTAGTCCTCTACTGTTGAACCAGTGTTTAGTCCATGGTAAAGGGTTATTTGTTGAAGAGATATCATAGATAGGATTTAGTCCTATTGCACGTAATCTCTTATTACAAATATATTCTATATATTGATTCAACAAAGGCACACTTAGTCCAATCATAGAACCATTCTTAAATAAGAACTCAGCCCATTCCTTTTCTTGACTGACTGCATTCTCATATAATTCGTAAACTTCTTTCTCACAATCCTTCATGACCTTGTTCATGAGTTTATCGTTCTCATGGTTCTTGTAACACTTCAGAATGTGTTGTGACACTGCAAGATGTTGTGATTCGTCCCTTGCAATGAAAGATATAATCTTTGCACTACCTTCCATCAGTTTCAGTTCTCCGAATCCAAATGAACATGCAAAAGAGACGAAGAATCGTATACCTTCTAGGATATTAACTGAGATAAGTGCAAGGTATAATGCCTTATATAAGTCATAGTCATCGACCTTGAGTCCTAGTAACCTTCTTCGTCCCAATGCAATAAACTCGTCGTACTTTTCTGTTACCATTTCTGCACGTTTTACAATTGCAGGTTCATCTAAGATAGTGTCAAAGATGTCACTAGGGTCTGCATAAACATTCTTTATAATATGTGTATATGATCTACTATGGATTGTCTCCATGAAGTCCCATGTGATAATGCAAGACTCTAGTTCAGGTAAGGACACAAAGGGTAAAAATGCTATGGAGGGCGCCCTTCCCTGAACAGAATCAAGAAGTGTTTGATATCTCAGGTTTGATGTAAAAATATGTTTTTGTGCATCATTCAGAGTTGCGTAATCAGACCTGTCTTTTTGTAATGACACTTCTTCAGGTCTCCAAAAGAAACCTAATTGTGTTTGTGTTAGTTTATCAAATATAGGGTATTTGAACTCATCAAATCTTTGAGTGTTCAAAGGTTCACCAAAGAATATCTTTTGTTTGGTGAAGTCTACATTCTTTTTGTTAAAAACTGTCATATCCTAAGTCCTTGTACTTCTTCGCAAGTTTTTCTGCTCTTTCTTTTGTTTCTCTTCTAAAACTTACTTCTTGTCCGTTATAAAATTCAGTGATAGTGTAACGTCTAGAATTCTCATTTGGAATAATAGACACTTGATGGCCTTCGCATTCAAAAATCATTTCTTCTCCTTCGGTTCAAATTGCACAAGATGGTCATAGTTATTACAGTAATCACCTTTCTTTCCTTTGGTATCTCTATATAATCCATTATCCCACCATTTAATAAAATCTATGAATTTCTTTCTTCTATCTGCAGACTCATCGATGTTTGTCTCATATCTGTTCTTTCTACCATCGTATTCTAACACGATGTGCTCACCAGCAATCTTGTCTTCAGGCATATACGTTGCACCATCTATCATTCCTATTTTAGAATGTTGATGAAAGAAATGCACAAAGATGTGATAACTATAATCACCTAGTAATCTATCTCTCCAGTGTGGTATGTTAGGGCCTTGATATAATAATATATCACCAACTTCTAGTTCAACACACTTTGCACCGTTTTCAATTCTCTTACGTGGACTGACACCCTGTGTTATTTCAACTAATTTTTTGTTATCTTCGAAGTCAATATAGTCCTGATCATTCTGTACCCATATCTTCCATGGTTTACCATCATCAGTATGATAGTCTAAACAAAGTGTCGCACTGATTTCACATGAAGGTCTATCAGTATGTGAAGTTAATATTGCACCTCTGTCATACTTACGTGTGTAAGAGTAAGTTTCTTTTAGGTTCATGTCTATAACATCAGTCAACCTATCTCTGATATATCTGTGTAATGCAACTGCCCATGGTGTGCAGTAACCACCCTTAGATTTGTTTATCGCATCATCAGGTGTCATGTGAGTGATATCTTTTTCTTCACGATACATGATTGCACTGTCCCAATTCTCATTCTGTTCGACAGTTTTCCATGCATCAAGTGTCATGTTGATAATTTCTTTAGGGATAAAATTACGTAAAACTACGTATCTGTCTTTCCACAATGCCCATGTCTCAGGAGTTGTTTTACCTGATACTTTTTTACCACCCTTTTCATTTCCATAGGGATGATGTATATAATTTACTGTTCGCTTTTCAAATGGTATAGTCATTACTTTATCCTATATTGCACATGCCTCGCAGTCTTCCTCATCTTCTTGGTAATTACTCATTACGTTAGCTGCATCATCTACTGCACTTGGTAGTTCTTCTAATACATCTTCTTTCTTACCATCCATAGTATTCTGATAGTAAGAAGTTTTCCATCCGTACTTATATGTAGTCAATAAGTCACGTGCCATAACTGAAATAGGTACTTCACCGTTCTCATAGTTCTCAGGATTGTATGACCAATTACCTGAGATTGCTTGATCAAAGAACTTCTGCATCACTGCAACCACATTGATATATCCTGTATTGTCTTTCATATCCCATAGTAGTGTATATGCAGACTTCAGGTGTGAGTACTGAGGTACGATTTGTTTCAGTGTACCCTTCTTACTCTTCTTGACACTTAGATAGTCTCTAGGTGGTTCAATACCGTTTGTTGCGTTACAAACAACACTAGAACTCTCTGAAGGCATCTGTGCAGTCAGTGTAGAGTGTCTTAATCCAAACTCTTTGATATCTTTTCTGAGTCCTTTCCAGTCCATGTATAAGTTGTTAGGTGTAATCTCATCAACATCTTTCTTATATGTGTCGATAGGTAAAACACCATCTGCATATTTTGTTCTGTCAAAATACTCACATGCACCTTTTTCTTTTGCAACCGTGTTGGACGATTTTAACAGATAATACTGGAACTTCTCTGTAAGTTCATGCACCAAAGACCATGCACCTTCATCACTGTACTTGAGTTTGTTCTTTGCAAGATAGTGTGCAAGACCAATGTATCCAATACCTAATGATCTACGTGCAAGTGTTGACCTCTTTGCGGCTTCGACTGGATAGTTCTGATAGTCGATTAACTCCTCCAGTCCTCTTACTGCAAGGTCACATAGGTTTTCAAGTTCATCCTCCTTGATAAGTCCTACATTAACTGCAGACAATATACACAGTGCGATCTCCCCCTCACCATCGATATGTTCGATTGGGTCTGTGGGGAGTGTAATTTCTTGACATAGGTTACTCATGTTTACTTTGTCTTTAAAACTACTGTGAGAATTACTGTGATCTATGTTCATGATATAGATTCTGCCAGTCTCTGCACGTTCTTTTAATAAATCAGTAATTAATTCTCTCGCACTAATCTTAGTTTTAGGTATGGACGTTGCACGTTCATACTTCTCATAGAGTTCATCGAACTCAGGTGTACCAAATGCATCATATAAGCCAGGCACATCATGTGGAGAGAATAGTGTTATTTCTCCATTTGAAAGGAAACGTTTATAGAAGAGTTCGGATAACTGTATCGAGTAGTCCAACTTCCTAACTCTGTTGTCTTCAGTACCTTTGTTATTTTTAAGGACAATAATGTCTTCGATTTCTTGGTGCCAGATTGGGAAATGGACTGTTGCACTTCCACCTCTGACTCCGTTTTGGGTACAACATCTAACTGTTGATTCGAATTTTTTGAGAAAGGGAATAACTCCAGTATGTTGGACTTCACCACCTCTGATTCTTGCACCCAATCCTCTGATTCTTCCTGCGTTGATTCCGATACCTGCACGTTGAGCAACGTATCTTCCGATAGCCATGTCTGAACTGAAGATTGACCCCAAGGTATCATCGGAGTCAACGAGGACACAACTTGCAAACTGTCTGAGTGGAGTTCTAACTCCTGACATGATTGGTGTTGGTATGTTAATTTTGAAAGTTGATATGGCATCATAGTATCGTTTAATGTATTCAAGTCTATTCTCCTTGTATTCTTTGAATAGTGTCATTGCAATTAAAATGTACATGAACTGTGGTGTTTCATATACAGTACTTGTTGATCTGTCCTGAACCAAATACTTATCAACTACCTGTTGCAATCCTGCATAAGTGTAATCTAAGTCTCTACCATGTTTGATGTATTTGTTCAGTGTTTCAAATTCTTCATCTGAATAATGGTTTAGTATGTCATCATCATACACACCATGTTCTATATTTCTTTCTACAATCTCTTTGAGTGATGGATAGATTTCTGAGTCTTTCCATTTAGTATTGAACACCTGTTTCTGAACTGCAAACAATAGTAGTCTAGATGCAACAAATTGATAGTTTGGTGATTCTAACGAAATCAGATCACTTGCACTCTTGACAAGTATCTTTTGGATTTCTTTAGTGGTGATGCCATCATAAAACTGTAACCCACTATTCATTTCAACCAATGACTCTGATACACCTGTAATACCTCTACAGGCCTTCTCTACCATTTTGTGGATTTTATCTAAATTGATTTCTACTTTTGAACCGTCAGACTTGACTACCTTGATGTCCGTGTTACTCATATTTTCTTGTACTCCGTTAGTTTTAATTTTGCAGAGAGACCATTGTATGTACAAGAGTTAATAATGTCTACTACTTTATCTACTGTTAGTCCACTCATAATCATATCATTTATATCTTTTAATTCTCCTACTCGTTTATCATCCCAAATGCACACGTTCCATCCGTCATCGATTACACCATCTATTTTCTTGATGATTTCTTCGTTTCTAGGTTCGTTGTCGTAGATAAGTATTGCATTCTCTTTTAAATTCTTATCAATCTTTTTAAAATCACTACCACCTACTGCAATACTGTTTGGTAGGAATAAACTATCTATTGGCCCCTCTGTGACATAGATAGTATTTGATTTGTCCACATTATTCAGGTTATAGATGAGTGGAACGTCATCTATGAATCGCATGGTAAGGTAACGTAATGGTGAGTCATTTATTGCACGTCCACTTACACCTAACAATTCCCCATCATCATTGATGAATGGGATGACAACTCTAGGGTCATTACCCAAGACTCTGTCTTTATATTTGAGAGACAGATGTGAGAGTGATTGTGCATTTTGGACGAACCATAATGATCTTATCGCATCATCAGGAATTAGACGTTGTTGAAGATACTCTCTTGCAACAATTTTATCCCATGCACCGTGACACACTGCTTTCAATGTCTCTTCAGTTTTATATAGTGATTCTTGACGGTCAACCTTGGGTTTGAATTTGAATGCACTTGAGGGAGGCATACGTTGAGGTTGTCGTCTCCCCTTACCACTTTCTTTCAACCATTCCTTCACATATTCTTTGTGAATCACAGGAAAGTTTTCCTTTATAAAATTAACTGATGATGTGGATTTACCACAATTGTGACACTTATAGATGTACGACTGGTCTACAGCAAAGTGATAACCACGTGCCTTGAATGTGTTTTTAGATGAATCACCACAGTATGGACATCTGTGGTTTAATGTGTTCTCATTTACCCATTTAGCCCTGTCCAGTGAGGACATGACCATATTGAGATATTTTCTCTCTAACCATAGCATGTATCTATTATACTATGGTTTTGAGAGAAAATCTAGTGGGTTTTTAACTATTCTGCATCGATCAATGCTTGGATTTCTGCAACCTGTTCGCCATGTGTGACCATTGAAGCATCATATGCAACCTTTTGAGGGTCATCTGCTTCCATGTCTGCATAACCAGTAGGTTGAGGTGGTAATCCTGCGCCATTGAACCATGCAAGTCTTCCTGCCAAGTCATCCATGCCTGGAATTGTTGGGGTATCGTATCCTTCAGGTGCTGCCATGATTGTGTTCTCCTAGTTTGAATTGTACTACATTATTTATAAAATTACAACCTTGTTTAGACAATAATTGCTACTGTTCCTGCAATGATTACTGCACAAACAATTGCACCTATAAAGATTGCAATACCATCTAGTACGTTTTTTCTAAATTCTGCCTTTGCACGTGCTCGAATGAGTCTTTGTTCTCTTATCTTTCTTCTTTCTATCATCATGTCTTCATAGAAATCAGACTGACCAGTGTAGATAAGATACTCTCTAAGTTCTTTCTCCATTTGTGCAATTTTGTATTTTGCAGATGTAACTTGAAGTGCCTGTGCTTCGACACTTTTACCTGAAAACATCTTTCCAAATACTGATGGATTTTTTGCGTATTGATTTGCCTCTGCTATATTTTCTTTTGCATCAAACCATCGACCAAAGAACTCCGCCACGTCTTGAGCCTCTCGACCCATCTCCATACCTTTTTTGATTGCATTATAAGCAGAGGATGCCATACTCATCGCAACTGCGACTTCGACCATGGTTAAGTTCCTCTTCTGATACTTTATTTATCTTTAGAGAGGTCTTTAACCCTGTTTTTTGGTACCTGTATTACGTATCTATTTTCGACTACTTTAGGTTTCTCATCTTCGATTTTACGTGCAATGAGTCCTGCAGAAGTAATCAATAGTAACACTGCAAGTGGGTCAAACACAAAGATAAGTGCAAAAATGACCCATCTAATAGCGTTGTCAAGATACTTGACAGAGTCATCTTGACCGTAAATAACCTCTGCAATGTACTTTATAGGGCCTACTTCACGTTCAAAACCGAGTATTTCCTGTTCAAATACAAATCTTTCGTTCTTATACTCCTGTATAGTGTCAAGAAGTGTATCTATATCTGCATTGTATTCATTGGTCTTAACTATCTTCTCATCTAGATCACCAGTGGATAGGTTCTGCAGTCTGTTGATTTCTGCATTCGCAGAATTAATGGTGGATTGTGCCTGTTCTCTATATTTGTCTATATTTCCTTGTTGAACGGTTATATCTGCTCTTATACGGTCTCTCTGCTCCTTCTGAGATGCATATAACTCTTCTGCTTGTGCAACATAATCGATTACCTGAACCTCATCATTGAATAACCCTTCATTCAAAGTAATCGTTTCGGTTCCTTTACTTCTTAAATCATTGACACTATCATCTAATGATTTAAGTTCTGCACGTAGACTATCTATTTGTCCTTGTGCATAATCAATATCACCTTGAACTCTATCCCACGCACCATCTCGTATTTCTATCTGTGCGTTTACAGAATCTGTTACATCGACACTATTAGTGTCAAGTGCAGTAATTCTTTGTTCTACTAAATCTATCTGATTTTCTGTTCTTTCAATCAGTCCGTCGATACGTTGTATCTCTGAGTTTGCAGTTGCAGTTGCATAAGATGTGTCTGATGATGCCTTTGCAAGATATCCAAAGATTCCAAGTGATGTGATTAACATGAGTACTACTACACTAAGTGTCAAATAGTACTTCATATAGTTTAGTTTTTCCCAAAAGAGATGGAGATAAGTTGCAGTAACTATCTTACCAAACTCTAATGCACCTGCCATTATAACAACTCCCATGTACGCACCTGCAAATATAGTTGCAAGTCCCAACACTGAGAAGTAGGCTGCAATACCAGCAATGCCCAACGATGTAAATAATGCAAGATAATTCAAAAATTTCATAATTTATCTAAGTCTTGTCAACACATCATATAATTTTTTTCTTTTCTTAGGTTTCCAATGTGCAACGTCACTACCTGTTCCTGCGACTGCACTTCCTGTTGCGTTGACTGGTGCATCCTCCATCATATCAAACTTCAGATACTTCATCAGTTTGTTTGCGAGGTCATGTCCTGCTTCTATATCAGATGGGAAGTGTACTCCCATTCTAACTCTACCCATTGCAGACTTGATTGCACCTTCAAATAATCCATTCTTATGTTCAGGGTAGATTGTTGCATAATAGTTTGCAACTAATTTTGGTTGCACTGTATGTCCTGATGGATACGATGGAGTCTTTGCAGTCTCCGTTTTATATCTATCGAAAGGGATATTAAGTGCTTCTGCGATTTGATATGGTCTTGGTCTATTAAACATGTTCTTGTAGTGTTTAATGATTGGTTTTGCCTGTTGACCAAGATATACCAGTCGTTCTTCATCATAATACAGTTCGTTCTCCTCCATATATTCTTGTATGTAATAGTATGGATTTTCATCTGTGTTGACGTATTCTAATTCATGTTCTTTAGTCATGGAATCTCTCATCTTTTTGACTTCTTCGAGTTCCATACGTGTTTGTTTAGAATCGTTCTTATCAGGTGTCGGAAGTGTAATGTCTTTCCAGTCACCTGAGAATGCTTCAATCTTTTTATATTTGGGTTTCTTTAATTCGTCTTTTGGTGCGAATCCCATCAGATTGATGGTTTGAATTGTCTCAATATACATCATCTGCAGTTACCAGTATTCTTTTACCTTCACATACAGCTGCGTATACTTTTATACCGTAAAACTGTGAGTGTAGGTTGTTTACAAATAGTTCCGATTTTGCTTCGAAGACATTTTCAAAAGGGTAATTCACTTGTGTTGTATGTCTTCTTAATCTATACTTACCACGTTCAAGATCATCAATGTTTGCAAGTTCTTCTGCAATCATTTCTGCATTGATGATACCTTCTTCCTTCAACCATTTGTAGTATTCTTCTTCTAGTCTCTCTAATTGATCATCATCTAACTCTTGGTTCTCTTTCAACAATGCAAGTGCAACAGCGTATGATGCAAATTGTGTTTTACCAAACGGAACCTTTTCGATAATTTTCTTTAGATTAAAGACGAGTCTATGTAGAGGTGTAAGTGATGCCTTTTCCTCTGCAGTTTTAGGGTTATTCTCGACTTTTTGATTTGACCCTTCAACAGATTTTAGTTTAATTCTGTTACCCTTATCATCAATAAACCCAAATTTATATGCGGCTTGTTTGGTAAAAGGTGTAGTCAACATCTTTAAAATACGAAAGACTATTAATGTATCTACTACTCTCATACTACTATTTAGGTGTTTTGAACGGTGGAGCTCCGAGTCAGATTCGAACTGACGACCTGATGATTACAAATCAACTGCTCTGGCCAACTGAGCTATCGGAGCTAAAGTTCCCTTAACCTACTAATTAATTTCTGATCTAGTGGGATATTGCTTTTGAAATCTTCATCGACTAGTTCTAGATATATCAACATAGTCTTAATGGATGACCAGTATGTGTCTTCTTTTATTTTGAATTCTAACATTCTCATGCATGGTTCAAAACCAAACACATTGAAAAGTGTTATAATGTGGTTCAACATCAAACGTTCACGAACCTCACCATACTCATGATGACGATACAGAAGTCTTTTGAGGTATCGGAAACGTCTCAGGTCTTCTTGAAAATCTTCAATGTCCTCACATTGAGGGTCATCGTAGTATTTTAATGCGAATGCCTGAAAGTTTTTAGATGTGAGTTTATCAAATAATCCCATAATATAAAGTATTTAGAATGTAAAAAGGGGACTCAAAGTCCCCAAATGTTACACTAATGAACCGTAGACTTTGAAAGAACCGTTGTCTAGTTGTTCATATTTGAATTTTACATCGATGACTTTTTCTTCTTTTTCAATTTCATCGATGGGCGTATCGACTGACTTACCGACGATCTCACCAAATTGTGAGAATGATACTACCATCTCACCTGACCCTGCGAAGTCTTCTTCTGCGACTTCATTTCTTGGGTCGTCTGAAGGATGTACAACTCTGTTGATACCAACTTGTGCAAGTTTAGATTCCACTTGACCTACAGCGGCCTTTGGGTTTAGGAATTCTGATACTGCAGTGTGTCCTAAAATTGCGTTGATTCTTTGTTTGACATCTTCGTCTGTTACTTCGTAAGGAACTTTCTCAGATGAAAGTCCTGAACCAAAGAAAGTTGATGGTCTGTAAAGTTCTGTTACAAATTCTCTAAAATTTTTCATAATACGTCCTATGCGTTTGTTGCTACTGGAGTTCCAAAAACAGTTGCACTATCTGAAAAAACTTCATCAGTTGGGTCTTTGTGTAAGTCGATTGATTGACCTGCACCTATATGAATATCCCCAATTAATACGTTTGCAGATGTCTCTACTGACACTATGTGAAATGCAGTGTCACTATTGTATAATCTAACAACTGTTGATGAACCGAAGTTACTACCGTTAGTTGAACCAACTTGTAGTGCTTCATGTCCTGCCAATAACTTATATTTCATAATTTATCTCTTAACTGTCAGCGAGTACTGTATCGTCGTCAACGTCAGGTGTGTTTACATCTGAATCGTCATCGAAATCAGCAACGTCTGCTCCCATTGAACCTGATGACATTGCAACCAATGTCTCCCATTGAGTTCTAGAACCTACTACTTTTCTTAACTGCCAACCTTCTGACTTAACACCAGCGTTTGCACCAACTTCAGCGTTGTCTGCACCGTATGTGTTAGCCTTATCTGCAGTATTAAGATACTTAGGTTTTGATGCCTCGTCGTCTAATAATCCCCAAAGTGCCATATCTTTCTCCTAATTAAATTTTGTTTGCGACCTTCAAAATTGCGTTGAAAGTCTTTTTGAAAGAATTTTTATCTTTCTGTAATAACTGTATATATTTAGTACGAATGGGAGCCTTAACCTTCATTAATGTGTCATAAACTTTGACTGCATCATCTCTTTTGACCTTGTTTTTCTTATTGTCATTTGTAGAGATTTCACCATCTTTTGTAAGGTCTTTAAAGTTACCCAATTGTACCATTACGTTTTTGTCTGCCCATGCTTGTGACCCACTTGCGTTGTCATCTAGTGCTTGGATAGCTCTTTGGACGACATCGTCATCCTGTGCTTCGGAGTATTTACCCCCTGCCATATTTGCGATTTTGTCTAGTCTCTTTCTAAGGTCTGCTTCGTTCTTAGATTGTGAAACTGCACGTGCAACTTTCTTGTTACCTGCATCAGACATCATTCCAAAATCACCGATCTTCTCCATGATCTTGTTGACTTTCTTCGCTTCTACTTTTGCATAACCTAACTTCTTCAATTTCTCTTTGAAGAGTTTAGTCCTTGCATCTGTGGTAAGTACTTTCTCTAATTGTTTTTCAACACTCTCAGACATTACCTACTTACCTTGTATTTTGTTAACACTGTTGCCATATCACCCCATGCAAGTGTAGCGTCTTTACCACCACGACTATAGAATGTAAACTTAGTCTTGTTTCTAGGGTCATCCTTTGCAACCATGTTGATTTTATCAACATTGTATTTGTTACTGCGAGTAATACTCTTTACGAGTAAATCCATTTTGTGTCCCTTCTTCATTGAAGAATCGAACTCTACTGAAACGGTATTACCCTTTTTAATCTTTTCGAATTCCTTTCTAGGGACTGCAATCTCTTGTAAGTCCTGTTCAGGTAATTCCTGTTTAGGTGCATACTTTTGTCCTTGTTCCCACATCTTTCTGTATGAGTCCATGACTGATTCGTTTTTAGGTTTTTCACCTTTCTCTTTCTTTGCAATTGCTATAGCAGCCTGTTGTGCAGGTGATACTGCTTCTTCGACTTCTTCAAACTGAATACCTAATCTCTTTTCGTGTTTCTTCATTAGGTCTTTGACAGTCATGTTTTTGTTTTTTGGATATGCAAAATCATCAGCAAGTTCATCATCTGATAGATATTTTAAATCTAACTGTTTGAAAAACTTTTTACCCTCAGGTGAACCTACTTTAGTGCTTGGTTTTATACTCTTGACAAGTTTTCGCATTCCTGCAATTGCTTTCTTTTGAACTGAAGGATTGTCATCAAAGATACCAATTGCCATTGTTCCTTCTTCTAGTTCTTCTCTTTTCATAGATTTCTCTATGGTCTGTTTAGTTTGAAGTTTACCAATCATTGACAAGATTGTATCTCTTGCTTTAAGAACCTGTTCGTAATCGTAATTGTGTTTTGTGTTTTTGAGTTCTTTGTCACCCATGTTTGCAATCTTCTGATAAGACACTAAGACCTTTTGCATGTCTTTAGAGACTTTTCTCATTGCATTGATTTCTTTATCAGTGACTTCATCAAGTTGTGTTTCTTCTACTTGATTTCTTAGGGATACTGATTTACCCTTTAACAGTGATTGTGCTTTCTTTCTGTCGTGGAACAAGAAACTGTATGTCTTACCTTTGTCATCTTTTACTTGATAACCTTTTGAAGACATCTTAGTAATCTTTCCGAATCTTTTGTCACCGTTTTTTGGTTCATAGAAGTCTAACTCTAGACCAACTCTTGCAGAGTTTTTAGTTTCTGTACCCATTCCTTTACGGGCAAGAGTTCTATAGTTCTCTTCTAATCTAGCGGATTCTTTTAAGGATTGAAAGAGGTTCATTACTTATCCTCTGATTCTTTCTCGTCTTCGTCCTCTTTCTCGTCTTCATCGTGATGAGCTTCAGACATTTCTTTGACCATCTCTTCTACTTCTTGCACTTGGTATTTTTTACCTGCACATGTGAATTCTTTATCCCCATTGTCTTTTGCGGCCTGAAGTGCTTTAGTAAATGCATTACCTTCGTCCTTCATTGCCTTCTTGATTGCATCACGTCTTTTTCCTAGATATTCGTCTGAAGAATCTACGTCTCCATCATTATCTACGTCTGCATCTCTTTTACCAACAGGGTCTAATTTTTTACCCTCTAAGATTGCACGTGCATCTTGAAGTAGTGACTTAGTTAGTTCGTCGATCATTGTTTTAACTCCCCTTTCTCAAAGTAATTGAATAACTGTTCTTTACCAGTTTCGTTCAGTTGGAGTTGCTTAGCAAGACGACCCAACATATTTTTTTCTGTGAGTTTTTCTACAGTCTTCTCTACTGAAAGTTTTTCTTCTTGGACTTCTACTTCTTCCATAGAAGGTAGTTCACCCATTTTAGCGGCCATTCTTTTAAATCCTTTAGGATTTTGTTTCTGCATTGATTGGAGAACTTTTAGACTTGTCATATTCATAAGATTTGCAATACCATCAATTTCTTTCTTATCTTTAGTTTTAAAGAGTTTACTGATTGCATCACCAGTTCCTACAATTTTCTCATCTAATTCTAAATTGTCTTCAACAATCTCGTCTTCTCCAAAGAATGTTGCAAGTTCCTCATCGATTTGATCACTAAGAATCTCGTCTGCGCTCTTCTCCACTGAACCTTCTTTCAGTTGTACGTGGTTACGAACTTGCTCAAGTTTTTCTTTCCAGTTTTCTGACTTATAACTCATAGTAGTATTATTTATATATTCTCTATTCTTATTACGAGGTTTCCCTCACCTTTTATCAACCTATGGTACTGCATCTTGGGAATGTAGTACTCTTTACCCATCTCTAAATCGATGGGTAATGCATCATCGTGTTGTATCTTCCATTCTGACCCACTTAACACGTGGACTTTCCTAGACGTAGTGTCACGATGCCACACCAAATCATCTAGTTCAACAGACTCGTCGAATGTACGCAAGACATATCTACGTCCTGTACCCTGTTGTTCTTGGATTTCTTCTTTGTAGGGGTTAGTCATCTATTTCAGGATAAAAGTTATCTGTTTTTTGATTATATCCGTAATATCCCACTGCGTTTGGATTGGGAACTGCATCGAAAATTCCATCGACATAGTTCTCTGCACATGATTCTGCATAACTTTCAGAATGATCATGAACTTCTCTGATCTCTTGGATTTCTCCTTTCAGAAATAGATCAACTTCAAATCCTTTCTCAGTGTATCTTACGACAGCCTTTCTATCGTCTCTCCAATATTCATGTATCACTTGACTCATATTAACTCCGTTTCTAATATATATGGTTTACCAAAAAAAGTTTCCACCACCACTCAAACCTAACTGTTTTGCATAGTATGGAAGTCTACATGCCCAATAGGATGCTGTTGTTTTGTCGTTTGCAGTTGAACATTGATGACGAGCTGCAAATGATTTACGTGCCTTTGGGTCATCTATCTTAACTTTTAATCCTGTAGTGTCACCCCATGACACTTTCTTGATGTTTTTTGTTTTGGGGTCTCTGACATAAACATAGTATTTCTTAGAACCACCTTTCTTAGGTTTGTTTAATTCAGGTTCTTCCTCTTCTACTATGTTCATCATAGGACAGTCTAGGGGTACCAACTCACCCTCATAGACTTCGTAATCACCTAGATCAGTTTCTAGGATGTGTTTGTCGACTTCTGTAAGTCTGTATTTTTGTTCATGAACAAGTCTTTTCACTTCCTTTATAGTTTCAAAATACATCAATGACCCCAGTCTAAATGGGTTGTCAATGAAGTTAGTTTTAGATTCCTGAAGGTCATTGATGACTTGATCAAGAGCTTGTTCTTTTAGTGTTTTCATTATGCTAAATCTTGGTCGTGGTTTAGATTACCTTTTTTCTTTTTGACAATAAATGCGTTGACCCTTGCATGTCCCCACTGCTGTGGTGTAGTGCCTGGTCTATGACCACCTTTCCAAGCTGCGACACCTCTATCATACACTTTCTTTAGTGTTGCAACTGAGATACCACTTTTCTTTGACTTGTCTGCAAATGAATCTTCTTCAAGTGTCTCTTCGTTTGCAAGTCTGAGTGCATGTTGAACTTTTGGATGATCTCCAAGACCTTTCTTCATCTTTTCAATCTTCTTATATGCACCAGTCATGTTACCACTCATTTTCTTTGCGATGTCTTGTGCCTTTTTGATAAGATTAGAGGGGAATGATGCCTCCAAAAGTTCTTCATCAATAAGACCTTCGATATCATCTAAGTCTTCTTTGATCTCTGTGACTTGGAATTCTTCGTTATAAGGGAAACCTTTGAGAGGATTTTGGAACACTTGACTGAAGTGTTTCTTTTTATTATTCTTCAGTTCTTTTTGTGCCTCTTCGATATACTCTTCAATAGTTTGCCCAGGCGTATCGTCTTGATATGCATTTCTTATTTCGTCTGTACCCACTTCGTGTACACCGTTGTCTGTTTTATTACCTGACATTATAATTCTCCTACTCTTGATTGAAAGTCTTCCCATGAAGTTGACTCTGCAACTATAGACTTTAAATGTGATTCTAAGATGACTGGTTCTCCGTTGTATGATAAAACATTATTCTCTGTTGAGATAGAACCTGATGCAG